ATTCTTTCTACACCATATTTAGTTTTTACTATTGTACCATCAGGTTTTGTTTCTACATCTAACTCTTCTCTTAAGTACTCAATTGAATAATTAAGTAAGTGACCTTTGAAAAGAGTTCCTGTATTTCTCCAACCATATTCTTGAAATACATTAATGTTAGAACCTAACTCTTTAAGAAATAGTATTTGACTCTTTGGTACTAAATACTTTTGTTTCTTTTGTGATATCATGTACTGAATAAATAAAGATATATTATTCTCTATTACTGTCCAGGCATTATACCACTCTATAATCATTTCAAGCTTTTGATGGGTTTTCTTTAAATCATTAAACCTGCCACACCATGCTGCTACAATTTTATCAGGTTCTATATAACTTTCATGTTCTACATCATTAAGTTTAGTTACTTCTACAGGAGCTTTCATAACATAGATAGAACATAAAGATTCTGAGGTTGTAGTTTTACCTGCTGAAACAGGGTCAATAGAAGCATAGTAAGTTCCAAAGTTAGGATCTTTAATAGGTCTTTCCCATACTACTAGTGCACCTTCTTTATTCTCAGATCTTTTAGATATAGGAAATTCTTTAATAGGTTGTTTATTAGTTTCTTTAGCTTTTATACTAAACTTTTCATCACGGGATAGTTCTAATAATTCATACGCATACTCTTTTTCTTCTATTCTTTTTAACTGAGCAGCTACTAAGTTAGGAGGAAAGAGTGATTCTTTTCTATATGCAAATGCTTCTTCTATGTTTCTAGGATGCTGAGAAATTCTTAATTGATACTGTTCAGGACTAAGCTCTTTCTTCCATTTTTCAAATTGTTCATTTAAAGCTTCTAATGCTTCAACAACTTGTGAGTTACCATACTTATCAATAAAAGGAGGCATTGACCACTGTTCAGGGATAAAGAGTCCAGATCTTCCTACAGTATTTTTTTTATCAATAAGATTAGTTTCTACAGAATAGATATCATTCATTTCAGGATTTAATATCATATCCTTTAATGGCTCACACTGATCCAAGTCTCCTACTGAACCTGCTGCTATAAACACACCAGTTGTAACAAGTCCAGCTCTCATGGCAGGTCTTAAGTATTCATATGTAGTTTGCATCTTTGGAGCTATCCCTGCTTCCTCATGAAAGAAAAACTTAACAGGTCCACCTACTCCAGTTGTAGCATCTTTTTCAAATGACATACCTTGTATAGTTCCTTTTAAACCTACTTGAGTTTTTCTACCTGATTTTCTTACTTCAATCTTTTGTTGCCACATCATAACCTTTTCAGGATTCATGGGTCTATACCAAGCAGTATGTTCATTTAAAAATCCTGCATATTCATTTAAAAATTTCCAAGATCCTTTTTCATTTATATAATCTTTTAAAGCAGCTCCTACTTTAAGTGTAACACCTTCTTCAAACCATAACTGATTTACTAGTTTAGCCATATGAAAGTAAGAAGATCCAAACTGTCTTTTTTTAAGAATAGCACAATGTCTAAAATATATTTCTGCTAATAACTCATATAATGCCATATGATACTGAGCATCTCTTAATTTAGGAAACCCAAATTTTTGACTCTCTTTATCAAAGATTGGTAAGAAATTAAGAAACATATAGTAATCTCTTGTAATGTACCAAGAGTTATTACCAGATTTTACAATTAGACCTTTTCTACATTTAGCCTTTTCTCCATCCCAATATTTAATAAAATCTTTTGATCTAAAAGGTGAATTACAGTATACATTTTCTTTAGTAAACTTTATACCTTCTTTAATAAATTCTTCTGATGTATCATCAAAATTATATTCTCCAGGCAATTTAAATAAACCAATAAGATATTCTCCAAAGTCTTCTCTAGAATCAAAAGAAGTTAAGGTAATTTCACCATCTTCCCAAGTTGGTATATCTTCATATATTTCACTCATAGCCTTGCTTATTCCAAAACTTTTTTAATAATCTAGAACCGCATTTTGTATTTTCCATTTCTCCTAATAATGAACTAAAGATTTTATTTTCTTTAAGAAGCCTTCTATTTTCTATTTTAGATAAGTACAACTCATACTGTATATTACCAGCATCTTTTCTTATTAGTTCTACTTCCTCTTCTAGAAGCTTATACTCCTTTAATGATATTGTACTTTTTTTTACTTTTGGTTGATCCTTTTTTACTAATGAGATTGTAAATAATAAAGTAAGAACCATTGTAATACCAACTGATATCACTAAACCTCTTAGCTTTATTTGTTTATTCATTATACTATTTTTTATCTTGTCATGTGCTTTCCTAGCTTTTAAAGTATCTTTGTATTTTTCACATAATAATTCAAATAATTTAGGATCAAAGTCTTGTTTCATTCTACATCCGTATTATCATAGAACATCCTATCTGAATCTTCAGTATGCCATTTTTCATAACCTTCCGCATTATAATAATCTTTACATACTAAGTAATCAGGTTTAGTAGGAAAAGGTTTTGTAACAAAACTAGGTTCAGTCCATTTAATTCTATTATTAGGTTGTAATGCTATTTGTCCATTATCTAATAGTATTACATGATGACTTTTATGTTCCATTGGATCCTCAGATAATGTTAAATCACAATTTGAATCATTGCTGCCCCAGTTAATTGTAGCATAATATGTACCATCATACCACTTTTTATCTTTCATATAAACAGATACTGGTGTATCATATAAATAAGATAATTGAACCAAAGTAAAGTTATATGAAAAACAATTCCAAATTTGTAAATAGTCAAAAGCTAAATCAGGAGTAGGAGTCTTAGGTTCAGTTAATAATGCATGTGATGGAAGCTTGTCTCTTAATACACCATTATCAAGTAGTACTTGAAACAATGCTACCTGTCCAGGCATACACCTAACAGATATAATTACGCCTTCACTGAATTCACCATGACCTTTTTTATCTTGATATAAGTATTCATTTCTTAAGAATACTTTCATTGGAAAAAAATTATGTTCTATATATGCCATATCTTAACTATCATATGCAAGACCTTGTCCACCACGGACTTGACTTTGCTGTTCTTCTTGTAAATCTTTATATGCTCCTTTAAAGGATGATCTTATTTGTTCAAACTTTGCAGCAGCATTAACTAATGAATTTATATTACCATCTCTACCATGTTCAATAGGGACTGTTTCCATGTATGTTGCTAACTTATCTAACATAGATTTAATTCCTTTATATGCTCTTGAAGTAGGTGTGGTATACATTTCTTCACAAAAGGCTAAAGCATGTCTAACAGCTCCATCTTCTGTAGAAAACTCTGCTTCTATTTCTTGAAGTATTAATTCTTCTTTATCTCTTTCTGGAGTATGAAAAAATGGGTTTTCTTCTGGATTAGGATATGTCATATAAAAGATATACTGATAAATTTTTAAATAGTCATCAGGATAATTATCCATTATTTTCTTTAGTGTCTTTAGTGTATAACAATGTTCTGTAGGTACTACAGTATTATTTTCTACGTCAAATAGTCTTATGTTCATTTTTTAAATTTTAGTCTATTATCATATAACCAATGAACTATACTAATAACTTCATCTTTTAAATAATTAATAGGTATTTGTATTATTTCTTTTATAACAGGATCTCCTTCTGGAGTATATTTAGTTATAGGGTAATCATAATCATCTTTACCTTCTTCTTCAAATCTAACATGATGTATATGTATCTTTCCTGGTTTTAGTTTAGGATTATGCTTCACTATAATATACATATAAATACTGAGTTGTAAAGCATAATGACTAAAATTACAATCATCTAAATGAGATAATGGAAAACTCATTCTTTCTGATTTACCTTCCCAGTTTTTAAAAGATTTAGTCTTAATCTCTTTATTTGTTTTATAATCTATTATGTTTACTTTTCCATCAACAACTTCTACTAAATCAGCTTGACCACAAACAGCTGCTGATTTTAAATAAACCATATGTTCAGGATAGACACCGGGATCTAGTTTTTGATGAGGAGCAATTTTAACACCTTCTTCTTCTCCTTTAGGAGCAAACACAGGAATAGTAAAGCCTTCTCTTTCTATAGAAGAAAAACTACAAATATCTTGTTCTCTTTGGTCATGATAAAAAGTTCCTAAAGTCATTGCACGTACAGATTCATTATTCCATATTTTTTGAATCTCTTTAGGTTCTATACCATACCACTTTGAATTTTTTTTCTTAGAAACTTTCTTAGCTACCTTTTCTGCATCAAAAGAGTTTTTAAATTTACCTATAAGTGTAGTAACACTGATCCAATTAATATTTTCATCAGTGTTTATACTTTTATAACTATGATTTTCTGCATTAAATATTATACTCATAATTCATTTAGTTTATCTTCTTCTTCTTGAGACATCATAGCTTTCCACTTATTTAAAGGACAGTCACTAGATAAAGATCTCATTTTAAAACCTAATGAACAACCACATTCTCCACAACAAGGCTGAGTCCCAGGAAGGGCACACTTATCCCCATTATGTTCACAAGGTTCACAAATAGCCCATCTTTCTTTTGCAATCTGTTCAACAAACTCATCTCTAACTACAGAATTTTTTATTCCTTCAATTATCTTTTTTCTATTTTTCCAAATTTCCTTTAGATTGAGCAT